CGCTGCAGGGCTGCCCACTGCCATTTGTCCAGCTTATTCTCGCAATAGTTCCGCATCCGGCTGCTGCTGCACAAATCGTCCTGGGACAGGTCGTCTTCCCACTTGAAATGTGCATCCAGGTATTGCCTGCAGGCTGCACATACTGCCTTATTTTCTTCCTGCTTCATCAACTCATCGGTTGTCTCAAGTTCGATAAGGTCCAGGAGGGCATCAGGATCCCGGGCGAATACTCCGGAGCCGGAAGCACGGTCCATACTCTTTTTATTGCCCTGGCTGCCTTTGCTATGGTGATGGCAGTAGATCACTGCCACTCCCAACTCCGTACATACCCTATCAAACTGATTGCAGAAGTTGGCCATCTGATCCGCACTGTTTTCATCGCCGGTGATGACCTTATAAATCGGGTCGATTACAATAGCAATATAATTCTTCTTAGCCGCCCGGCGGATCAGCATTGGTGCCAGTTTATCCATTGGCCGGGATTTGCCTCTTAAGTTCCAGATATCGATGTTCTTTAAGTTCTCCGGCTGCCATCCCAGGGCGGCATACACATCCTTGAAACGGTGCAGGCAGCTGGCCCGGTCAAGTTCAAGATTCACATACAATACCTTCCCCTGGCCGCATTGCCAGTTGATCCACTTCTTACCCTCTGCTATGGCAATGCACATTTCAATCTGAAGAAAAGACTTGCCTGCTTTCGATGGTCCGGCAATCAGCATCTTGTGTCCCTGCCGCAGAATTCCGTCAATTAAGGTCGGCGCCAGCTCCGGCAGATTATCCCAGACATCCTCCAGGCTTTCCGGATCCGGCAGGTCGTCCGTAATACTCTCAAACCATTCCTTCCATTCCGCCCAGCTTTCTTTTCCTATGTTAGTATCGACCAGGAACTGCTTCTGGCCGGCACGCATGACTCCGGGCATCCTGGAGAGCCTGGAGGGATTCCGGTTCTGCTGATCGACGGCTAATCCATTTTTCTTGCATATATCATACAGATAGTCAACCCGCTTCCGGTATTCCACCCAGTCCGCTGCGTCGACTCGGACAATCGCGTGCAGGCTCTTCTTTCCGGAATGCACCAGACAGGCAATGGGAAGCTCCAGCTCCCGGAGGATGGCATTCTGCTTCTCTACTTCCATGGAATCCGACTCAACCAGGGCATAGCGGAAGTCTGTCACATTGTCGTTCTTAATCCCCTGGCCATCCAGCGGGTTGAACCGGATCCAGGCCCCCACCTCCGGGTTATAATCGCCAAGGACCTTCCCAATATCTCCATCGCAGGCAGATAACTGCTCAATCAGTTGTCCGGCAGTACGATCGCAGCACCCTTTTGTAGGCATGTGCTTTCCGTCCTTTTCAAAGCTCTGGGTCACATAGCCGACATTCTCAGTGGAATCAAACAGAATTTCCAGATACTGAATCAACTCCCGTTCCGGATGCCATCTGGCCGGTTCTTCTATCTCTTTGCCTTCCACCCAGTTGCTGTCAATGATTGCCTCCGTTGATATGGGATCATTCCAGTCAAGAGCGGTTCCCTGGTCATAGGGCGGTGTCCAGCCCCGGTCCCGTGCCATCTGTACGATCGTGCCACCGGTTACGATTGTGCCGGCACCGGAGAAGCTGTTCCATTTCCGCGTGCACTCTCCGGGATGATAACGATGGGTATCTTTACTGCTCCAATCCTCCCATGCCGAAGGCTGGTACCCCTCTTCTTTTAAAGCCATGCCGACATTGACCCATTCCTGATAGGTGAGCTCGCACGGGTCTATGTAGTTCAATACCTCTAACAGGTCGTAGTGACTGCTCTTCACTTTCTAGTCTCCTTACTCTGGCTTATATTCCTGTGGATTAATGCCTGCCGGCGCGCCCCGCCAGCCGGCAGCGGCGATCCGGTCAATCATATGTTTCGCTGAATCAAAGCTCCAATTACCCACATGCTGGAACCCGTACTTCTCCAGACACCGAATCTGCTTTGGTGTCGTAAGACCTTCCTGCCTGCGTTTATCCAGTCGGTTCAGTATCATAGATGCCTTGCCTGCATTATCTATCTCATCCGGGCAGATACCAAGTTTCTCCAACGTCTTCTTTTGATGATCAGTAGGCGGTGACATCTCCCATCCAAACGACGGTACGTAACCGGACAGATCCTCCGCCTGAATACTCATTTCAAATTGCAGCGGATCAACCAGTGCTTTCTTCCTTCGTTTCAGTTCGGCCAGTCTCTTGGCCAAAGCCTCCTCGCGCTGCGCCACTACATCCTCAGACGCTTTCTGCTCTGCCTCTTCAATATCAATGGGACAGCCAGCAGCCTCCTCCAGATTCTCGGTCATCTTTTTAGCTACTTCTTCATTTTCACAGATCAAGGATGCCGGATGACAAAGCTCATGGCGTTCCGTGTGCCAGAGAAAATCCAAAAGGAGTAAATGGTCCTTACCGGGATGCAGCCGGGTACCGCGCCCGACCATCTGGCAATACAAAGAGCGTATCTTTGTCGGCCTAAGTACCACAATACAATCAACAGACGGGCAATCCCATCCTTCTGTAAGCAGCATGGAATTACACAGGACATTGAAGTCGCCCCGGTCAAATGCTGCCAGGACTTCGGCCCGGTCCCTGCTCTCGCCATTCACTTCGGCGGCCTTAAAACCACGCTCATTCAAAATATCCCTGAACTTCTGGCTGGTCTTTACCAGTGGCAGGAAAACAACCGTTTTGCGGTTTTGGCAATGCTCCTTCATTTCATCCGCTATCTGGTATAAGTACGGATCCAATGCGGATGCCAGTTCCCCGCCCTTGAAATCTCCGGCCTGAATGCCGACACCGGCAAGTTCGATCTTTAGCGGTATTGTCATTGCCTTGATCGGACTTAGGAAGCCTTCCTTAATAGCTTTCGGCAACGTATACTCATAAGCCAGGCTTTCAAAATAAGTACCCAGATTCCTCATGTCGCCCCGATCCGGGGTCGCGGTAACACCTAATACCTTGGCTTCGGGAAAGTGTTTTAGCACGCGCTGGTAGCTGTCGGAAAGGCAATGATGCGCTTCGTCAATGATGATGGTATCAAAATAATCCTCCGGAAACTGTTTCAATCGCTTTTCACGCATTAGCGACTGCACGGAGCCTACCGCAATCCGGAACCAGCTGCCCAGACAGGTTTCTTCTGCTTTTTCTACGGCGCATTGCAGGCCCGTAGCCTTCGCGATCTTATCCGCTGCCTGGTCAAGCAGCTCGCCGCGATGGGCCAGGATCAGTACGCGCTGGCCCTTTCTTACACAGTCTTCGGTCACTTTTGCGAATACGATTGTCTTGCCGCACCCCGTAGGAAGCACCAGCAGGGTCTTGTCCACGGCCCCCCACTGCTTAAATATGGCTTCTTTTGCCTGCAGCTGATATGGACGCAGTTCCATTAGAATTTCCCCGCCTGGTACGTCTTCGGCTCCGGCGGAAGGAATTTATCCACCTTATTGTTTTTCATCTTCTTTCCTGCTTTATTTGTATATTCATTAATGTAGATTTCCATCTTGCCGGTTGATCCCGGAACGGCACTCCAGTTGGGTTTTAGCGGCTCGCCTGATTTCTTTTGGCCAATGCATATAAAGAACTGGCTAAGCTTCCATTCCATCTTTGAATTGAGCATCAGGTCTTCAAATATGTACCGGTCATTTCCTTTCTCATCCTTTACCCGCAGCTTCAATTCTGCTTTATTGCAGGCAACCATCTTATCGCTGCCGGGGAACCTGCCGCGTTCCATCGATTCAACTGTAAACTCATATGCTCCATCCGGGAGCGGCTCATAATCCGTTCCCTCATTCTCAATCTGATCATCCCAGCCTAACTCTCTTCCTAATTCGTCGTTCATAACCTTATGTCCTCCTGTTATTTGAATGGTATTGATTCCTTTTCTTTCATTTCCCTGATCATGGCGTATACCTTGTCCCAGGCACTGACCAGTACGCCGTTTACAAAGTCTTCCGGATAATCGTACACTTCCATGTCGGCCGGGAAGTATCCCCGGGCAGCGACTACGTTCTGGATGTCCCACTCACACACATCATTGGCCAGCATCAGGTCCCGGAGTTTCTTCGGTATCCGTTCATCGACACCAATTGGCCGATAATCTCCTACAGACTTCTGCTTAACCTCCACAGGTGGAGCTGCTTCCGTTTTCTTTGCAGGCTCTTCACTGCTTTTGCCGGTGGCCTGCTCCGGCCCCGTAAACACAGAAGTCTGCACTGCCTCTTGTTTTGGTGTCTCCTTCGGTTCTTCCTGTTTTACTTGTCCGGTCGTAGGCGCTTCCATGATATGGGCAATGGCAGCATATTCAAAGGGAATCTCATCTGGCAGGCCGTACCGGTTCTTGGCATCCCAGCAGGAATGGTGGGTTGTATACATAACCCGCTTGCCGCCCTGAACCTTGTTCTTTCCCTTTTGTGCGCCCTGGCCATCCACGTTGATGACCATCGTCTTGTAGTTGCAGAACAGAACCATATCCACCCATTCCTTGACCATGGGGGCTACGCCTTTACTAAGCTTCATTTCCCACCGGTCATACGCCCCCATCTCATCTGGCTGTTCAAATTTACGCATTTTAGCGTGAGCAGTCAAAACAACATGAATACCGGCACCGACTACCTCTTCCAGAAGATTGAGCAGCCGGCCGAACTCTTCCTGAGCGTAGGTATATCCTTTTCCGTAGCCAAATTCTTCAACACTCTTTTTCTGGTTTGAATCGCATATATGAGTGATACACATCATTTCCGCCCAGTCTGCCGTATCAATGACAAGGGTCTTGCATATATGTGAATGGTCTCTTACATACCTGACCTGATCCATCAGCATACTCCAGCTGCTGGGTGTTGGCGTCCGGGATACGTCCATGTCCCTGGTACTGCCCTCCGTATCAATAAAAAGCGGTTCCGGGAACCGGGAAGCCAGCGTCGACTTCCCAATTCCTTCCGGACCATACACACAACATTTTTTTGCAGAAGGAATTTTTCCTTTTACTATCTCCATTAAAAATCACCGGCCTTCCAATTTTTCGTTTCCTTAATTGCTGACAGTTCCTGCCCGGCTATATAACCGTCTTCTATTATGATCGAACATTCCCCGCCAGTGCTGACTCTGGTGGCAATGGCCTGCAGTTCTTCTTCCTCTAACCATGCTCCAAATTCATTTAAGGTGCTGATATCCATCTGCTCAAGCTTATCCAGCAGGACAAACCCGCAATCAGGATTCAGTTTACGAACAATCGCAGTCGCAACCTTAAGCTGGTCGGATCCGGACATGTTGTCCCACTTATGGCCGTTATAGATCAGCTCGCCATCCTCCACTGACAGGCCGGGAAGCGGCAGATCGGCAGCCTCCAGCAGATCCATCTTTGCCTGGCGCATCGTTTCAATATCTACGGTCAGGGCGCTGTACTGCCGCTGGTACTCCAAAGCATCTTCTTCGGCTTTTTCCTTATCCAGATTCCCCCGGACCTTGCGGTTGATCTCTTCGATGTTTTTTATGTTCTCTTCAAGCTCTTTTGTGGACTCATCCTTTAGATCGGCGGCCGACAGTCTGGCTACACGGAGTTTCTCTTCTGTCTCCGCCTGCCTTCTTAATAATTCCTTTATCTGGTCATTGATGTTCTGGTATTCCTGTTCCAGCCGGTGCTGGTTCTCCCGCAGGCGCTCGTTTTCTCCGTTCCGTGCGAGGATTTCCTGTTGTTGTTTGATCAGCTCCGATGCAGATACCGGTACTTTCGGCACGTCAGTATAATAAGGCTGTTCCTTTGCAAATTTAGTTTTCTGGTCAGCGATCCGTCCAATAGCCAGGCGCTCGTTGTAAGCCTCCCGTTCTTTCCTCTCCAGCTCTGCGAGCCGACTCCCCACTCCGATGATCTGGAGCAGGATATCGGCCTTCTCCCGGCTGCCTGATCCCATGAAGCGCGGCAGGTCGATGGCAAGCTGCTCCACGAATTCGTTCAGGAGCTGCTGGCCGCTTTTCCTGCCTTCCGGATCCGTTACTTTCAGATCGCTGTTCTTACCCTTCCGTTCGACCACCAGACCATTATTCATGACAATATGTAATCTTGGCGGAATCACCGAACCTTCCCTGGCGGCTTCTGATGGCCGGTACCGGTCACCACCCAAGGCCCAGGCAATGGAGTCCAGTACAGACGTTTTTCCCTGATTATTGTTGCCTCCAATTATTGTCAGGCCATTCACTGCCGGTTCGATCTTCACCGCCTTAATGCGCTTTACATTCTCTATTTCCAACTGATTGATTTTCATTGACATCTTTCCCTTCCTCCCTCTCTCAGCTCTCGCAGACACTGATCCCGCAACAATTCAATGCATGATTCCCTCATCTCTTCCGGATGCATTCCTGCCCAGACCATTGTCAGCTCGCACAATGCCACAAATGCATTACCAGTAGATGCATGGATCCGCACCTCAACCGGTTTGCCGGCACCAGCCTCTTTCTTAAAGAATACTTCGACAGCCTTTTCTTTCTCTGTTGAGTAAAGTGGCGACACCTCCCCCATAGCCGTTTCAATAGCCGCTTCAATCATTTCCGCAATCTCTCTCGT